CACAATTTCTATTATTTCCAAGACAGAAAGCATTCTTACAGAGTCTTGCTGACCATAAGGCTTCTATAGCTATTAAACACCGTCAGGCAGGTATTACTACTGTTTCTTCGGCATGGATATGTGCACAAATTGCGCTTGCTGATTCTGATAAACCAGAAACTATTTTATGTATTGGTAACAAACTTGACCTTGCGAACCAATTGGTTACAAAAATCAGAGAGTTTTTGATGCAAGTTCCACGATGGTATTGGGGTGACGAATATTATTCTCCAGACCCAAAATCAGAGAAAAATAAAAAAGATATTTTCACCAAAAATAGTAAATCAGAATTACAATTATTTAATGGATGTTCTGTATACGCAAGGTCTTCTGGAGAAAATGCTGCACGTGGTATCTCAGCTGTTTCGATATTGATTTTTGACGAGGCAGCCTTTATTGAGAATGGTCCAGCCGTTTATTCTTCAGCGGTTGCTGCCACATCATCTTATGGTGATAAATCAAAGATAATAATGGTTTCAACACCTAATGGTAAAGATGAATTATATTACAATACTTATCGTCAAGCATTAAGCCATGAGAATAACTATAATGCAGTTGAATTTAAGTGGTATCAAGATTTGCGTTACAATAGACACTTGAAGTGGTATAAAAAAGATGCTGAAACTGGAGAAAAGAAATGGATTGTAGAAGAAACATTAGATGATACTGGAAGGATAGAATACAACGAAGAAAGATGGCGTAAATTGGAACAAGACGGTTGGAAACCAACTTCTCCTTGGTATGAAACAATGTGTCAATCTTTCAATAATGATTCCATGAAAATAGCCCAAGAGCTTGATGTATCATTCCTTGGTTCTGCTAATAACGTTGTTGCAAGTGAATTTGTAGAATTACAGAATCGTATTAATGTTAGAGACCCTCTCCCAGATTTAAAAGACCCAATGGTAGATGATACTTGGTATTGGAAACCACCTATCCCTGGTCACAGATATATATTGGGAATTGACCCCTCACGAGGCGTATCTGCCGATAGAACTGCTATAGAGGTGATAGATATGGATGGACGTGATGAAAATGGACAGCCGATTATAGAACAAGTAATGGAATATGTCGGAAAGAAATTGGGTGACGATATTGGTTCTATGGCGGTCTACTACGCCAAGCAGTATAATAATGCTTACGTTGTGGTAGATTGTACTGGTGGTCAAGGAGATGCTGCTATTTTAACAATGTTGAACCTTGGTTATACTAACCTACATTATGATGACTCTTCTCAGAAGACATACACAATGCAAAATCAATCTATGGCAGATGGTAATTATATGAATAGATTGCCTGGTTTTCACTTCCAAGGAAATAGATATCCTGTACTTGCTAACTTTGCAGGACTTGTTAGAAACAACGAATTTAAAATACGTTCTGCACGTGTTATTAATGAACTTGATACATGGATTTTTAAAGGCGAAACTGGACGTATGGACCACATGGAAGGTGCACATGATGACACAATTACATGTCTTGCAATGGCTCTATTTGTAATGCAGTTTTCTCTTAGTAAAATAGAAGCTGCTAAACGTAAAGATGAAGCAATATTAAGTTCTTATAGAATGACAAATGGTAGTAACTATAGAAGACCAGCTATAAGATACAGTCAACCTGTTACACCTAAATCTGGTCTCCCTATGATGAATAGTAATTCTTTATCATCAAAACCGAATAAACATATAGGAGGAACTTATATGTGGTTATTTAGTGGTATGAGATAGTTAAATCTATTTAGAAATCAACTAAAAATGTTATTTTTTAATAAAAATTTATATGGCTAATAAATTAACTGTTTTTCAACAATTAGATAAAGCTATAACTGGTAACTGGAACACACAGGACACAATGGCAAGACATATCAATAACTACGATATGTCTGGTAATAATGTTATATACCAAACCAACGATAAAGATAATTATGAGAAAGTAAAATTAGAATTACAACAGAATAAATATCTTGAAAATAGATGGGTTAAAGCTAACGTTGATTTAAATGTAAGTGCTTACTCAGGACTTAATAATGTTAAGTTGATGTATCGTGATGCCGATTTGATGGACTCATTTCCAGAGATAGGTGCTGCACTTGATATTGTTTCTGAGGAAAGCTGTTTACCGTCAGATACAGGAAATATAGTAAATGTATATTCTAAATCAGATAGAGTGAAAAGTATTCTTGAAGATTTATTTACCAATAGATTAAACCTACAATTAACAGCACAAATGGTTATACGTGGTATGTGTAAATATGGTAATGATTACATGATGCTTGATATAGACCATAAGTTAGGCGTTAAAGGATGGAAACGTTTACCAGTATTTAATGTTGAACGTATAGAAAACGGTATTACTAATCCATATTCAACAGGATATTCTACTGTTGCTGATAACAATACAGATACTAATTCTGATATGTCTACTAAATTCGTTTGGTTAGACGATAGTCAGTCACAAGTTCCATTTAGGGATTGGCAGATAGCACATTTTAGATTATTGACAAATTCTATGTATCTTCCTTATGGAGTTTCTTATTTAAATTCAGCTCGTAGACATTGGCGTATGCTTAGTTTAATGGAAGACATGATGCTTATTTATCGTCTTGAACGTTCTATTGAAAGACGTGTATATAAGATATTTGTTGGTGCTATTGATGATGCCGATGTACCAGCTTACGTTGAGGAAATTGCTAATAACTTTAAGAGAACACCTATTATTGACCCGATGACTGGTCAGGTGGATTTGAGAAAGAATATTCTCCCAGTTCATAAAGATACACCAATTCCTTTGTTGGATGGACGTACTATAACAATAGAGAATCTTGCAAAAGAGTATGAAAATGGTAAAGAAAATTTTGTATATTCTGTACAAGATGACACTCATAAAATTGTACCAGGAAAGGTTGTTTGGTGTGGTAAAAACTACACTGCCGATAAATTATATCGTATAACCTTAGATGATGATACATATTTAGATTTAGCTGGTGAACATGAACTCATAATGCGTGATGGTTCTAAGAAGAGAGCAGATGAAGTTAGTGTGGGTGAAAGCGTAATGCCTTTCTACAGAGATGATACAGATTACGATAGAGTATTAGATATTTCTTCTAAGTCGTATAGAAAAGTGACTCTTAATGATTCAAGTAAAAATGAATCAGAACCTGTAGAAGTTATGAAATTACGCTTTATCAGAAAAGTTGATATCATAGGTGGTGATGATGTGTATTGTATGACAGTACAAGGTCCTAATGGTGAAGAAGATAGACACAACTTCGCTATACGGTCAATAAATTCAGATAAAACTTGGTGTGAAAATGGATGTTTTGTTAGCAACTGTGTGGACCAAGATATCTTTATCCCCGTACGAGACCAAAATGCACCTACACCTATTGATACATTGTCTGCTGCGCAAAATTTAACAGCAATGGACGATATTAAGTTTGTTCAGAATAAGGTATTAACGGCATTAAGAATACCTAAAACATTCCTTAATTTTGAAGAAACCGCTGGTGATGGAAAGAATCTCGCTTTGATGGATATACGTTTCACAAGAACGGTTAATAGAGTTCAGCAGGCGTTCTTAATGGAGTTAACTAAGGTTGCATCCATTCACTTATTCTTACTTGGATTTAGTGATGAGTTAACTAATTTTTCTCTTACAATGAATAATCCTTCAACTCAAGCAGAATCTCTTGAGATTGATAATATAGAGAAGAAGATTACTGCTGTTAGAGATGCTGTATCAGACCCTGGTGGTGGTATTCCTGTTATGTCTCAAGCAAAGGCATTAAAGACTATTATGAAGTGGTCTGACAAAGAGATTAAAGAAAATCTTGAAGAGATACGTCTTGAGAAAGGTATTTCCGCAGAGCTTGAAAAGACAACTCAAATCATCAAGCGTACTGGTTTATTCGATACTGTCGATAGAATATACGGAGAACCTGGGGCTGAATATATGGATGACCAACCACAACAAGGCGGACCTGACGGTGGTATGGGCGGTGGCTCTATGGGTGGTGGAGGAGACTTCGGTGGAGGTCTTGATTCACTCGGTGCACCTGGTTCTGATGATATGGGTGATATCGGAGGAGAAGAAGGTTCAATGCCTACAGGAGATATGGGTGGTGATGCTGGTGCACCTCCAGGAGGCGAAGCACCAGGAAGTAGCGGTCCAGAAGCAGGAGGCACTCCAATGGAATCTGTAAATAAGAAAAAACCTCTTATTACTGAAAATACATTAAAGGCTATGAAGAAAAATAGTGATAAAAAATTAGATACACTATTTGAAGATTATCTTAATTGTATTGATAGAAAGGAAAAGAAGGCTGAAGAGATTTCTTATGAAAGAGCAAATATCTATGATAAATCTTTATTGATTAATGAAGAATTTGATAAGATGATATCTTCTTTGGATAATTTAGTAAACGAGAATGAATAGATTTTAAAAAGATGATGTTTTCACGGCATCATCTTTTTGTTTATTTAAACTATTTATTTAGGTAAAACGTTTTATAAACATGAAAAATTCAGAATACAATAAAAAAGTAGATAATTTTATAAAAATCATAAAGGAATCTTTAGATAAAAAGGATTTTGAAACTTATAATCATGCTGTGGAATTATTTGAAGATACTGTATCTGTAGCTTTGAAGCAGCAGGAAATGGAAAACGAGTATAAAGGTAATAATTTTGGTGTTTTAAACCATATCTTTGAAAGTGTACTTCCAGACTTGTTTAAGAAAGATAGAAAACTTGTCGGACGTGTTATGCGTACTATTAAAGAAGATAAGAATTTACTTTCTCAATTCCAATTCTATAATGCTTTACGTGGTTATAATGGTGTTACAGACAGTACATCTTTTGTAAGAACTGCATTGAACCTCACTGAGGGTAAACTGGATAAAAAGACAATTAAAGAATCAAATGCGAAATTAGCAAAGATTTTGAAGGATAACGAAATATACCCTTCTGATAAATTATCCAATGAGAAAAGAAAATTCTTTGAGAGTTGTAATACATTATTAACTAAACGTGAAAACTTGTCAAATATCAATAAGTTGTCTGATAGCTTAATGACTGTTAGTAATTATATTAATGAACATCGTGCAACTGCTTCAGATAAAATTGATTTGGATGAGATGTTTAGTCAATTTAACAATACTTTTAAAGATAAACTTAATGAAGACGAAAGAAGCCTCGTTATGGATATAACTAATATCCGCAATAAGGATGCTGATACCAAGCGTGAGAAGTTGTTGAATAAGTTTAAGAATGAAAGTTTAACGGAGATTGGTAAACTGTTATCAGTTACAGAGGATTCTGAAGAAATAGATAATTTAAAGGGATTAGAAGAACAAATACAGGGTATGCAATATTCTTCAGAAACAATAGTCCGTGATTTGGCTAAACTGATAGAAATTTGCGATGTGTTAAAAGACAAAGATTAAAATCTCATTTGACTTTCTTATTTTTTACTTTACTTTTTAATAAAGGGATATTAACTGTTAGTATATATTTTAATAAAAACTAATAAAGTATTATTGATTTTATAACAAAAAATATTACCTTTTATCTAAAGAAATTTATTAATGTTAAGAGCAATTAAAGTTAGATTATATCCGAATAAAGTGCAGGAGCAAACACTTAACAAGGTGCTTGGATGTTATCGTTTTGTCTATAATCACATGCTTGCTCTTAAACAAAAAGAATATAATGATAATAAACAATCATTAGACCTTACAGAACTCTCCAAATACTTTCATGGAACACTGCTGAAAGATGAACAATATGCTTGGTTGAAAGAACAAAACACAAAGGTGATGAAACAATCAATACGTCAGATGTTATCAGCATATGATAAGTTCTTTAAACAGCACAATGGATTTCCAAAGTTCAAATCAAAGAAAGATAAACAATCAGCTTTGTTTCCATTGGAGGCAATATCAAGGGAAAATAAGTTCAATGATAGAAAGATTACATTAACGAAACCTTTAAAAGATATCAAATTCAGATGTTCTGACTTATACTTTAAGAGGT